GGTATTGGTCCGGCTCCCATAGGTCGTATTTGCCAAGGATGGCTTCAATCCGATCATCTACGGGAGTCGGCTGCATCAGAACTCTGCTTTCGGCAGGGTCACCCGCCAATACTCCGTCTCCCTTTTAAGTGCTACGCCCTCGAACTGCTCAAGCTGTTGCAGCTCCTTCACGGCATTGCTGTAGTGCCAACTCGTGCGGGTGCAGCGGGACACCTTGACGGCATCGCTGACCAGATTGCCATCGTCGTCTTTCAGGTCGTCCAGCTCGCCAGTGGCGTACATCAGGGCTAGGTCATCCATGAGCACCTGGAGGGCGTCTTCATGGCGCTTGATCTCGGCTTTGGTGCTGGCGATGGCGCCAAGCAGAAGGTTGGGGTTGGTCATGGCAGATCGTTGAATTTGGTGCGTGGGTCGTCGATCAACTCCTGGTAGCCCTTGTCTTTGCCATAAATCCATTTCTCAACGGATTGGCCGTCTTTGGGGCCATTGGGCTTGAGGCGCGTGAGCTTGAACTCAGTTGCGGGCTTCCAGGATGGTTTCTTGCGTGGCATGAGAAAAGGCCCCCGTAGGGGCAGGGTGGATCAGGCGTTGACCGGCAGGATCGTCAGTGTGGGCTGCACTTCGGGGTGACAGGCGCGGATGCGCTTCTGGGCCAACTCAAAGGAGCCGCAAAAGCTGATGACTCCAGTGTTGGTGCAAACCGCGTGGGTGTAGGCGCGGGCAGTCTTGCGCTTGGCCAGTTCGCCGTTGGGAAGGGTGACCGTGATGGTGGCGGCTTTGGTCATCTGTCTGTGAGTGGTGGGGTCTCCCCCGTACAGATGGAGTATACCCCTAAGTGCGCGGATCCCGCAATCCCTAAAACTCAGGTTGGTTCAACGTCAGGAACGCGTCCCTCGCCGCCTGCCATTCGATGTAGGCCTGATCAACGTCAACCTTCTGCAGCGTCGTTCCACCTGGACGGCTCCACAGCACGCCTGCCTTCTGCACATACAGCCGCGGCCAGTGAATGCTGAGCATCCCCAGGTAGCCGCCAAGCTGCGTGCTCACGTCATACGGGCTGGAATCGGCCTTGCCCTGGGTCTTTAAGTCCACCAGCACCAGCTGCCTGTGGTCATCCTTTCGCCGCAGTAAGCAGTCAAAAGACCCAGCGATGCTGCGCTCCACATCCGCCAAGCGGTATTCACACGCCACCGCTTCGTAGTTCTCCCACACGGAATGCTCAATTAGCGGCTCAACCCATTCCGCATATTCCGCCGGGAAGTCCCCAGGGTCACCAGTCGTCAGAAACGTCTCCAACGCCAAATGCACCGCCTTCCCACGCGGCTCCCAGATGTGCTTTGTCTCCATGATCCGCTTCATCGCCCACGGATCCTTTGTCCCCTTGCACACCTTGGTAACTGAGTGGTTCAGCCATTGCCCCGTTGGTTCCCACTGATAACGGTGCGCTTCCTCGTTGAACGTGATTGGCAGGGGCTTGAGCCACCGCGAAGTCTCTGGGGTCTGTGATTTGGACTCTTTCTGCGGGTGCGGGCTCATCTCTGAGAAGGTTGCGGTACGGGCGTGGTGTGAATCCTGGGATTCGCTTTGCGTCTTCCATGCTGATGCGCCAACCCACAGATGGCACGTCCAAATCCTGCAAAGTCCAATGACCAGCGTCTATGCCTCTACGAAGCAGGCGCTGAACTTCGGCTAGATCAAATGCTGGTTTCATCTGTTCATTGTGTAGTGCCTGCGATGCCTCGCCACGCTTGTCCCTGGCGCGCCTTGCCTTACCTGCAACGCCTCACCTTGCCTCGCCGAGCCGTGCCGTGCCGCGCCTGCCAAGCCAGGCCAAGCCTTGCCGCGTCGCGTCTTGGGTCGTCTTGCCGTGCCTGCCGGACCTCGCCGCTCCTCGTCTAAACGGGCCTCGCCTTGCCTGCCATGCCATGCCCGGCCATTCCCCGACGTGCCTGGCCGGTCCTTGCCACGCCTGCCATGTCATGCCACACCTAGCCCCGCCGAGCCGTGCCGTGCCTGCAATGCCTTGCCAGGCCTAGCCTCGCCCGTGCACTCAGGGCCTCGCCAAGCCTGCAGATCCCTGCAATGCCCGGCCATGTCTTGCCTCGTCTAGCGCTGCCTGCAATGCCACTTCCTTCCAGGTCCAGCCTTGTCGCCCACTTCGGGCCTGTCCATGCCTGCAAATCCATGCCGTGCCTGATGGTGGATTCACTCGGCTTGCTGTAGCGCAGCACTAGCCACAGACAGAGCTTGCTCTACCTGTTTCAGCATCGCCCTACGCTCACGATCTTTCTTGCTACCACCACCCTTGGCGACACGTTCAAGATCGCGCAATGCAACCTGCGCCTGCTCAATCCTTTGATAAGCAGCCTTGAAAGCCAAGGCATACTCATCAATGTTGGCAACCGCTACGGTCGTGTCCTGGTAATAACCAGACTGGCCAGAAACAACAGGCTGAATGTGAACGTAGGCAGGGCGTGATTCCCTCTCTTTGATAATTACTTTCAAAGATCTGGGCACCTGCCGTAGTTCATGTTTCCGCCATTTCTCGCCAGCTACAGAGTCATCCCAGGTGCATAACGGATGCAATGGGGCATCATCTGGCCGCGCTTCTTCAAGCATTGCGTCAACACTGACGCCACCATCACGTTCACGGATTCGTTCAAGCTCTTCCCCAACAACTTGAGGATCAGCCTTGAATCGTGAGCCGTTAGTCCATTCGTAGCGGTTGTTTGTCATTGGAGGATCAAACGATGTTGAACAGGCCGTTGCCGATGCCAGCGGATTGTTTGCTGTCAGGACGGCCTTCGCCAATCCCAACCTGCATACCAACACGGTGGATCAAGTTGGCAACATCTTCTGCAGTCAAAATGCCAGCGTCGTAACGGATTCGCAGATTCGCACCCCAAGGCATGTAAGTCGGACGAGGGCGAAGGTCAATGACGCCTGAAGCATTGCGACAAGGGCTGACAACCATCTGAGGCTCGCCCTTGGTGATTCGCACAAGCGGGGTCAGGTCGTCTGCGTCGAAGCCATCAGGCTCAACAAAGATGGCCAGCTTTGCCTTAGTCATCACGAAGCCAGCAGCACGGCAGGCGCTGATTGCCGCATTTCGGAAGCTGGCGGCATGGATGCCATCCCAACCTTCTTGGCTGATGTGGCGGGCACCGTGGAACAGGTCTTCAAAATCCTTGGCTTCGCGGTTCTTTTTGGACTTGGCCGTAGAACCTGCCATTTGGGTGGCCATCATCATCTCCTTCGCTTTGGCGGAGAACTTATTGATGACCAGCGGTGAGGAGCCTTCAATGCTCAGCTCAATTACCCGCATGTCAGGAGCCGTAATGGTGACGGCTTGATTTGCTTTTGCAATGGTTGCCATGAGAAACTGGGACCAGCCTGTGACTGGACGTGAGGTGTCAGTTGTGGGTTAGGGCCGCCGGTGTTGGAGCACCGCGTTTGGCCCGTGCTGTGGAGTTTATCCCCTAAGGAGCCATAAGAGCAACCCCTAGCGTTAAATTTCTCTCCACATCCGCTCCCTGTCTGCTTTTTCGCGTTCCGCAGGCGCCAGCGGGTGCAGCACATACCGCGCAGCAAGCGGGCTCTTCGGGTCGTCAGCGCCAACATTCGGGCAAAAGGTCATGAACACGCCCTGGTCGTCGTACTTGCCAATGGGATGCCCGTAGCAGGCGTCAGGCGGGGCGGTACGGGTCGTGGTGACGCTGAAGCTGACCTGACGGGTCTTGGGATCAGCCACCTGCCAGACGTACTTGCCTTTGGCGTCGGGGGAATAAAGCTTCATGGTGATCAGTCGTTTTCAATCCAGCAGCCAAGATCGGCGCTCCACACGCGCCCAGCAACCTGCGTGGTGTGCTGTTCCAGATAGACCTCGTACTTGCCGTCCCGAAGCCAGCGAAACAGGTCAGGAAGGCTTCCGACGAACTCCCCGGCGGTCTTCCTCCGCTTCTGCTCGTCAATCGCCCTCTGGACGGCTTGTAGGAGGGTCTCAGGGCCTTCGAGGCCAACGATGGACTTCCACTCGTCGAACGCCTTGGGCTTTGTCTGAGATGAGACGCGATCAGGAGCGGATTGATACAGCTTCCATAGTTCCTCGAACTCCTCGCTGTATGCGGCACGTTGCCGCTTTTTGCCGCTTTTTGCGGCAGGCTCGGGATTTTCGTTATTTTTTTTCTGACCGTTCTTATTATTAATATTTAAATACTCTTCTTTAATAATACTAGAAGAAGATATAGAGGCTTCGCTCCCCTCCGGTCGCTCCGCCAGCGTAACGTCCCTGTCAACCCCTAGGGCGATTAAATGGAGGCAGAACCCAGACAGGGACATGTAACTGGGCTTGTGACGCATTACAACGGACCCCAAATCATCGGGAATCCTCAGGTCGGCGCGTAGCGGCATTTTGCGGAAATGTGCGGGAAAAATCGGAAATCCGCGGAAATTTGCGGAAATGTGCGGCAAGGCACGGCAGAGAAATTAGCCGGATCCAAATTGCCTGGCAAGTGCTCCAGCGCACGATTTCGGCAGTCTCACCCCGTCTATTTGCGTCACGCTTGTCTCACACGCGTCTCAAAAGAACGCACATCACCAATTTGGGTTTATCCTGTTCACATCGGTTTTTATTTCAACCTTGGCGCGTTCTACCGCCGCTGAAGTCAACTTCCGTGTTGACACCATTTACGGTCTGTTGACCGAAGGACAATCGCGTGGACAGATTGTTCATTTCTGTGCGAATCAATGGAATATCGACGCACGTCAGGCGGATAATTACATCAAGCGCGCTCGCATTCGCCTTGAACAGGATGCTGATATGGCGCGCCCTGCTTGGCTCGCTGAAGCACTCGGCAGACTTCGTACCTACGAACAATCGGCTTATAAACGCGGGCAAACGCAAGTCGCCCTGAACGCTGTTCAACTTCAAGCCAAGCTCATCGGCTTTGATTTATGAGCCTGCTAGCTAATGCACCTGGCGGCAATCTCCTTGAACCGCCAACAGCTCAGCTCACTGGCCCGCCTGCTCAGGAAACCCTGGCTCGCATCCGGCAAACTCTTCTGCCGCATCAGATCGCCTTTTGCGATGACACCGAACACCGCAAGCTCGCCCTTGTCTGTGGATTCGGCGCTGGCAAGACCCATGGCCTAGTTGCCAAGGCTGTTCACATGGCAGCCCTCAACATCGGTTATGTCAGCGCCCTGTTTGAGCCTGTCGCCCCGATGCTGCGCGACATCCTGCAGCGCACGATGGATGACCTGCTGGAAGAGTGGGAAATCCCGTTTGACTTTCGCGTTAGCCCGTTGCCGGAGTACACGCTGCATTTCGCGGAGGGCAGCCACACCATCCTTCTGCGGACCATGGAGACGTGGAACCGGATTCGCGGCCAGAACCTCTGCGCCATTGGTTTTGACGAAGCTGACACCGCCAACAAGCGCGTAGCGGAGCAAGCCACACGCATGGCTCTTGCCCGTCTGCGTGATGGCAACATCCAACAGTTCTACGCCGCCACCACGCCTGAGGGTTACGGCTGGGCATTCGATACCTTCGACCGCAACGC